TCGACGTGACCGAGGGCCGCATCGTCGCTGGCCCTCACGTGCGACACGCCTGCCGACGCCATCTGCGCGACCTCGATCGCGGCGTCTGGACCTTCGACCGCGACAAGGCGATGCGTGCGATCGGCTTCTTCAAGGACGTGCTGCGCCTGAACGGCGGCCAGTTCGAGGGAAAGCTGTTCATTCCCGAGCCTTGGCAGCAGTTCATTATCGGCAGTCTGTTTGGATGGATCGGACCCGACGGCTATCGGCGGTTCCGGATGGCCTACATCGAGGGCGGCAAGGGCTGCGGCAAGTCTCCTCTCGTCGCCGGCATCGGCCTGTACATGATGGTCGCCGACAACGAGCCGCGCGCCGAGGTGTATGCTGCTGCGCGCCACAAGGAGCAGGCGTTCGTCCTCTACCGCGACGCGGTAGCGATGATCAAGCAGTCGCCCGCTCTGCGCAGCCGCATCAAGTTCTCGGGCGGCGAGGGGCGCGAATGGAACATCGCCTACCTCAAGACCTCGAGCTTCTTCCGTCCGGTCTCCATGGACGATGGTGCGTCGGGACCCCGTCCCCATTGCGGGCTGATTGACGAGATCCACGAGCACCGGGACAACGGCATCGTCGAGATGCTGCGCGCCGGCACCAAGGGCCGGACTCAGGCGATGATCGTCATGATCACGAACTCGGGGCACGACCGCACCAGCGTCTGCTTCCACTATCACGTCTATGCCGGAAAGGTGTGCGCCGGCGACTTCGAGGACGACTCGTTCTTCGGCTACGTCTGCGCGCTGGATGACGGCGACGATCCGTTCAACGACGAGTCGTGCTGGATCAAGGCGAACCCGTCCCTCGGCGTCACGATCCCGCACAAGTACCTCCGCGAGCAGGTGAACCAGGCGAAAGGGATGCCCGCCAAGGAAGGCCTGGTGAAGCGCCTGAACTTCTGCGTCTGGACGGAGGCCGCGGAGCACTGGATCGACCGCGACCTGTGGGAGGCCTGCGAGGAGGAGTTCGATGAGGAGGACCTCGCGGGCGAGCCCTGCTGCCTGGGCCTGGATCTGTCCTCGAAGCGCGATTTGACGGCCCTCGCCGCGGTCTGGCGGCGGCACGACGGCCATCTGTTCCTCAAGACCTGGGCCTGGACGCCGCGCGAGACCATGGACCAGCGCGGCCACGAGGACAACGTGCCCTATCGCATGTGGGTGGAGCAGGGGCACCTCTTCGCCACGGGCGGACGCCTCATCGACCGACGCGAGGTGGCGATGTGGATGCAGGAGTGGCTGCCCAACCAGAACGTGGTGGGCGCCGCCTACGACACCGCCATGATGGACGACTTCCTGCGCACCTGCGACGACATCGGCCTGGAGTCCTGGATAGACGACGGCAAGAGCGAGGTCGGCGACGGTCTGCGTTTCGTCAGGCACGGCCAGGGCTTCGCGGGCTACCAATCGCAGAAGATCCTCTGGATGCCGCGCAGCATCGAGATGTTCGAGGAGGTCGTCAGTAAGCGCAAGATCACCATCCACCCGAGTCCGGTGCTCCGGTGGTGCTCCGCGAACGCCGTCCTCGAGAGCGATGCCTCGAACAACCGCAAATGGTCGAAGCGGAAGGCAACCGGACGCATCGACTGCGTTGTAGCGTCAAGCATGGCTGTAGGATTGGCCTTGCGCGACACCGAAGACGCTGATAGTATGCCCGAAGACTATGAGGTGAAGGTGTGGTGAGGCGGTGAGCGCAGACGCTCTTGGGATCGTCCGTCTCGCCATCTGCGCGATAGGTCTGTTCTTCTTGGGCCTGGGTGCCTGGATGTGGTGGGAGCCCGCGGGGTTCATGGTCACGGGACTTGCGCTCATCGCTCTGGCCGTCTTCGGCGAAATCGCCTCACACCGCACCCGTCCCGTCGTCCCGCCTCCCGTCGCGGGTGACGACGAATGACGGTCTTCGGCCGTCTGCTGGGCCTGGAGCCCCGCGCCGCGGAGGTGACGGGACAGACCAGCGGGACGGCCAACCCGGCGCAGTGGTTGACGGACCTGTTCGGCGGCCTCGTCACCTCGACGGGCATCCGCGTCTCTCCCGAGCTGGCCCTGACGGTGCCCGGACTGGCCGCGTCGGTGAACGTCATCAGCGAAGACCTCGCCAAGGTGCCGCTGCGCGTCTACCAGAAGACCAAGTCGGAGGAGCACCGGGTCGCCGTCGAGCATCCTCTGCACCAGCGCATCCATCACTCTCCGGCCCCGTGGCTCACCTCGTTCAACTGGCGCCGTGCGGCCTTCGCGGCGGCCATGTCGCGCGGCAACCACTACAGCCGCGTGATCCGGAACGTGCGCGGCGAGGTGATGCGCCTCCAGCCGATCAAGCCGGGGCGCTGCTCGGTGAGGTGGACGCAGGACGGCGAGCCGTTCTTCGACGTGATGGAGGGCACCTACAGGGTCCGGATGTCCTACCAGGACATCATCCATCTGCCCTACCGCGCAGACACCGCGCCCGGCGAGTTCGGCGGCGTCCTCGGCGTGTCGCCGATCGCGCGCCACGCGGAGTCCATCTCCCTCGCCATCGCGGCCGAGCGCTTCGCCTCCGGGTTCTTCAAGAACGGGGCAAGGCCGTCCGTCGTGGTCGAGATGGACCGCAAGCTGCCCAACGATCACGTCGCGCGGCGCATCCGGGACGGCATCGAGCGGGCCTACGGCGGCCTGGACAACGCATTCAAGGTGGCGATCCTCGAGCTCGGCATGAAGATGCGCGAGATCTCGTTCAAGCCCAGCGATTCGCAGCTGGTGGAGGTGCGCAAGGAGAACGCCGTCGCGATGTGCCAGATCTTCGGGGTCCCTCCCCACAAGGTCGGCATCCTCGACCGCGCGACCTTCTCCAACATCGAGCACCAGGCCATCGAGTACGTGACGGGACCCGTCAGCGCACTGGCGAAGGCGATGGAGTCCGCGATCGACATCGCCTGCCTCACGACGATCGAGCGCGAGCAGGGCTACTTCGTCCAGTTCGACCTCAACGGGCTGCTGCGCGGCGACATCCAGAGCCGCTACCGCGCATACGCGATCGGACGCCAGTGGGGATGGCTGTCGGCGGACGAGATCCGGGCGTGGGAGAACATGGATCCTCTGCCCCTCGCCTCGGGCAAGACCTACCTGCAGCCCATGAACATGCAGCCCTCGGACAAGAACGTGGCGGACGATGACGAGACGCCGCCGCAGAGGAAGGTACTGGCCCTCCCGGCTCCCGAAGAGCGCGAGTCCGTCATCCTCCGTCCGTCCGGGGAACCCTTTCGCATGAGGATCGCAGCCCAATGACCAGCGCGTTCGAGTACGTCACCGCGGAGCCCTGGGCGATCACGCACGATTGGCTGGCGTTCCTCGTCGAGAAGGCCCGCCGGCAGGAGGCGATCGCGCCCGCGAAGCATCCCGGACGCCTGGAGTTCGACGCCTTTTTCCTGGGCGCGGCGACCACGGTCATGGAGGGCGGCACCGGCCGCACGATGGTGCAGGACGGCGTCGCCGTCATCCCCGTGGTGGGGCCGATCTTCCCGCGCGCCAACATGATGACCGAGAACAGCGGAGCGACCAGTGTCACAGGCCTCCAGCGCGACCTCGCAGCGGCCCTGGCGCACGAGAAGGTGTCCTCCATCCTGCTCGCCATCGACTCGCCGGGAGGCGCGGTCTCCGGCGTGTCCTCTTTCGCCGACGCGGTGTTCAAGGCGCGCACCACCAAACCCGTGGCCGCGCACGTCACGGGAACCGGGGCCAGCGCTGCTTACTGGATTGCCAGTGCAGCCGAGCGCGTCTCCCTGGATCGCACTGGTGTGGTGGGCTCTATCGGGGTCATCGCGGCCGTCCCGAAGCAGGTGACGCCCGACAAGTCCGGCAACACATACGTCGAGATCGTCTCCTCGAACGCGCCTCTGAAGCGGCCCGATCCCACCACCGTGGAGGGCTACACGGAGATCCGCACGCGCCTGGACGCGATCGAGGAGCAGTTCGTGGCCGATGTCGCCCGGGGACGTGACGTGACGCCCGATCGCGTCAGGTCCCAGTTCGGAAAGGGAGGCATCGTGGTGGGACTGGACGCCGTGCAGAGGCGCATGGCGGACAGTCTCGACACCCTTGCGGGAGCCACGGAGCGCATGGCCCGAGTGAGCAGAGCGAGCAGCAGCCGTCAGCAGAGCCGGCGGTAGACGAAGAGGAGGTAGCAATGCACGATATCGCTGGCCTGCGTCAGCAGCGGGCCCGGGTGTCTGACCAGCTGGACGCCATCGTGATCGGCGTCAACACGTCGGACGAGGACCTCGCCCGGCACGAGGAGCTGACCAAGGAGCTCGCGTCCCTCGACCGGCGCATCGCCGCGGCCGAGACCGCGCAGCGGATGCGCGCGGCCAGCGCGATCCCGTCCAACGTCGTGCAGGAGGACGACGACGACCTCCAGCAGGGCGTGGGGGCCTCCGTCCGGGTACCTACGTTCGCGCGCGCTAGGGAGCAGGAGGAGCCCGGCATCGGGTTCGCTCAGGTCACGCGCGCGCTCATCGTCGGCAAGGGCGATCTGCACCGCGCGCACCAGTTCGCCGTGAAGGCGTGGGGCGAGCGCCACCCGGTGGCGATGGACATCGGCGCCGCGCTGCAGACCAACGACGCGAACAGCGGCGGCTTCCTCGTGCCGGAACGCTACTCGGCCGAGATCATCGACCTGCTGTGGCCGAAGACGGTGATCCGGCGCGCGGCGCGCGACAACGGCAACGTCGTGCCGCTGATCGGAGGCACCGACAACTTCCCGACGGTCGAGTCCGGGACCAGCGCCTACTACATCGGCGAGGGACAGGACATCACCGCGTCGGAGCCGACCTTCGGCAACATCCGCTTCGTCGAGCGCGAGATGGCGGCGCTGGTCCCGATCAGCAACAAGCTGCTGCGCCACGCCTCGGTGAACGTAGACGCGATGATCCGCAACATGATCGTGCGGAGCATGGCGCAGACCGAGGACCTCGCCTTCCTGCGCGGCACCGGCACCGGTCCCGGTCCGCGCGGCATCCGTTACTGGGTGAACGCGGCGAACATCCTCACCGCCAACGCGACGGTGAACCTCGCCAATATTGACACGGACATCCGCCGGATGGAGCTGACGCTCCAGGAATACGACATTCCGATGACGGACGTGCGGATCGTCATGCCGCCGCGCGTCTTCACCTATCTGCGCGACCTGCGCAATCCGAACGGAGTCACCGTGTGGGAGTCCCTGAACGCCGGGACGCCGACCTGGAAGGGCTACCGCGTCGAGGTCACGAACAACGTGCCCAAGAACCTGGGCGGCGGCGGCAATGAGACCGAGATCTACATGGTGGACTTCGCCTCCGTGGTGGTTGCGGACAGCTACAACATCCGCATTGACGCCTCGGACACCGCGTCCTACCTGCAGTCCGCGACCCTCGTGTCCGCGTTCTCCAAGAACCAGACGGTGATCCGTGCTCTGACGGGCCACGACTTCGGCCTCACCCGCACGCGCGCGGCGGCCATCCTGACGGGCGTGACCTGGGGCGTGTGACCATCGCTGACGGGGACGCCCGCCGTCCCCGTCCATGACGACGCAGAAAGGACGTGACGACATGGGCAACAGCCTCTACCGCGACCTCGCGGCCAACCTGCTGACGGCGCCCGGGCTGGGCGCGACGGCGCTCACCGCGGGAGGCGCCGGCGACAACACCGCCGCGAACGGCGTCTCCATCGACCTGCTTCAGTACTCGATGGTGGAGTCCGTCACCTTCGTGATCACGGCCACTGCCGTCCTCGGCGCGGGCCAGAAGCTCACGACGAACGCCAAGATCCAGGACTCTGCCGACGGCAGCACCTGGGCCGACGTGTCCGTGCCCGTCAGCTACTCGGGCACCCCGACCACCTCGACGGTCACCACCGCGACGGGGGCCGGCACCTACCAGCAGGTCGGCGTGATCGGCGTCCCGACGGAGTACTGCCGCCGCTACGTCCGGTGCGTCGTGACCCCGGACCTCGACCGGGCCAACACGGACACTGCGACCGTAATGGCCGCGGGACTTCTGTGGGGCGCGCACCGTCTCAGCGCGATCTGACGCGCGCGGCGCTGATATAAGCGGGATACAACAGGAGACCTCGCATGTCTGACCAGCCGCAGCCCGCGACCGGGCCCGACCAGAACGAGCAGTCCCAAGAGACGCAGGCCGCGGGCCCGCAGCCGCCGCTGCCTCCCGCGGATCCCAAGGACGATCCGTCCATGCACGCCAAGCCGCCGCCGAACGTGCAGACCGTCAAGTTCCTGAAGGAATACCTTCCCTACTCGCCCGGCGAGGTGGCCGGCTTCCCGCGCGCGACGGCAGACATGCTCCTCGCCAAGGGTATCGCCGCCTTCGCGGACGAGCAGGGCAACGTGACGCAGGAGCCCCAGTTCGACCAGGCCCCGATCCAGATGCTGCAGGGCCCGCAGCCCACCGCCCCAGCGGTGACGCAGGCTGGCAGCGGCGCCGCGGTGGACGCCGCCATGGCTGCGCAGGCGACCAACAACCCGGTGAACCCGCCTCCGCAGC